AGTCGCCAAAGCGGGATTGGGGCGACGGAAACGAACGAGTCCGACAGCGCCAGAGGCACCAGCTTCCTCGAAAGTTGCGCCCGGGATGGTCAGGACGGTTGCGGAGGCCGCTGCCCCCGTCCACGCCTGCGCGGTGACGTTGAAGCGAGCGACGGCACCCTTGGCGACGTTCGCACCAAGCAGCACGCCGATGACACCCGACTCGCACGCGGCAACGGTGTCGCCGGGCTCGTAGTTGTCGCCGGGGTGAGGCAGGACGTAACTGGTTTCGGTGATGCCAGCGACGTTCTGACCTGCGGCGGTCAGCGGAAGAACGGTATGTTCATCCGTGCCGTGGATGACGGGAACGCCAAAGCCGACATTTGCAGCGCCTGCGAGCGTGCGGGAAATCCCGTTCCACTCTTCGGCATTGGCGCGGCGGCCCTGCGCATAAGGCGGGATAGAGTCGCGATAGACGGGGGGCATTATGCGTTCCTCCATTCGTTATAGCCAGCATTGGCCTTGGCAAGCGCGGCCTGTTCGGCGGCAGCGGCGTCCTTGACCTCGACGGGCTTGATGTTGCCAAGAGCAACGCGGGTGTGGTCCTGCCCGGCACTGTCCTCAATGAGGGTGTCGAAGCGGGCTTCCACGTAGGCGTCAGACTTGCCGGTCAGGTCGATCTTGCGGTCTGCAAGCACGGCCCTCTTGAGGTCCAGAGCGGCAACGCCATCGGTGACGACGCTTGGAGCGAGCGACTTGACCTTGGCGAGCAGATCGCCACGGGCAGCGGCGGCCCGGTCGAGGTCAGCATCAGTCAGCACTCTGGCAAGGGCTGCATCGCGGTCAGCTTCGGCCTTGGCGGTTGCCTTTTCGGCAGCGTCAAGAAGGGCCTGAACAGAAGAAAGCTCGGCGGCGTGAACCTGCGCCACCTTGGCGGCGTCATTGAGCAGCTTGGAGATGGCGAGAGCGCCCGAGTCGGTTGTTTCAACCGGCCCGATCCCATCCACCATAACGGTCTTGAGGGTCATGCCCTTATTCTCCGTATCGGTTGCGTGAATAGGGCCTGCGCCCCAATTATCGCCAATGCGGGCAGTCGAGCCCGCACGTGCTTTGTCGACCACGGCAAGGTGGTTGATTTTGATATTGCGTTGGATTGCGTCATAGTCGGGATGACCGTCCACAAACTCCAGTTCGCATGTATAGCCTGCGGAAAGCTCGCGCATTCCGGACTCCACGGCCTTGATTGCAGCCCCATCCTTGAGGATCAAGGGCAGTGCGATCCATTCGCCGTCCTTCTGGGCCGCCGTGCTGACCTCGCCAACGGCAAGGGCCTTCCAGTTGTCCTGTGTGACAGGTTCGGTCGGATGGTTCAGCGTGACAGGGGCGTGGGAGAAGGATTGGAGTGAGTCAGTGCTGAACACCTCATCAGCCGGGCGCATGACGCGCACCACGGACAGGTCTGGTCGACCGACCTCGGAGCCCGCATAAAGCTGGACGCCTGTTCGCACGGCCTTGGCCACAGTGGTCAAATAACCATCTGCGGTCTTTCTGATCTGGCCCAGCGATACTGCGTCTGTGAAGTTATGCAACATGAGGCCGCATTGTATTGACGGGCCTAGGGAGTGTCAAGGGCCCCAACGGTATGACTTTGGAGGAGATTTACCGTTGGGGCCAGTCGATCCGCGCTTGCATGCCACGGTCCGTCTTGACTTTGCTCGTCGGGTTCGGAGAGACATTTCTCTAAAGGCCAAGGCCCCCTTACCCAACATTTTTCCGCCTAGAGCTATCAGCGGTCGAAAGCGCCTTGGCCTTCTGTCCCTACCCTTAAAGGGCTGTGACCGGGTCGTCAACCCACTTTTTCGATCAGAAGCTCGGAAAACACTTCCGGCTGTCCGTCATAGTTGGCGGCCATCCCCCAGCCTGTAGCGTGCCCGTATGAAACACGGTGCTGGAGTTGGATAGCCGTGGGGGAAGCCAAGGTGAAAACGCCCTTCAACGTGGCGAAATTGTTAATCTGGTTGTTACTCGACCACGCGGAGACGCCGTGGAGGATAGGGACGCCCCCCGCCGTAATTCTCATGCGGTTAGAGCCTGCAAAATACGTGCAGCCGGTAGCCTCGACTTTGTATTTTCCGGCTGGGAGATTTATGGTGCGTGCTGCAAAGGTTGCGCCCGGGATGGAGTTTTCCTTGACTGCGGACAGGGCCCTCGCCGCCCATGTTCCTGCCGTGGTCGCGCCCCCGTTCGTGCCTGCGGACGCCTGCTCTTGCACGTGGATCGCCGCGAAAGGGGGCGGGACGTAGGCGGGCGGCTCATAGTCGGCAGGCAGCGCCCCGACATCGGCAGCGGTCAGGACAACCATACCCGTTTGGCCATTGACCGACGCCACGGCCTCGTGAACCCCGATCCGTTGCCAGACGCCTGCGGCGAATATGACCCAATCGCCCTCCACAAAGTCATAAGCCCCGTTCCCGAAATTGAACGTCCCGGGCTCGGACACCTTGTAGAAGTCTCCGACGCTCCCGGTCCCGTCGAGCAAGGCAGGGGAGTTTGTTGCGGCGTTCCAAGCCCCCTTGAAGGTCAATCCCGAGACGTTGATCCGGTCGACCGGCAACATGCCCGACTGATCGAGTGGGGCGATGCCGCCCGGGACTCCTATCCGGTCCGTGCCAATGGCTGAGATGGCGTCCCGGGCCTCTTCGGCACTCGCCCCCACGGCCATAAAGGCGGGCTTGGCGGTCACTTCTCCCCACGCCGGGGAGTAGTCCCCTGCCTTGGCGGTCGTGGCGGTCGTGCCAATGATGGGAGGGAACGTGCTGGGCTTGGAGAGAACGTCATCCCATTCCACCGGGCCGCCTTCACCCCCACCCCCTCCGCCACCCTCGACGGGGAAAGACCCCTGCAAGGAGCCATCGGAGGCGCGGTAGCTCTTGGCGTCCGTCCCGGTGATCGGTTCTCCGGACGCCATGATCTTATCTTGGACCGTGCCGTCTGAGGCAATAAAAGACATGTCTTGGACTTCCCCTTATTTAATGGTTGTGCGAATTGCCTCCCCGACCATCTTCACAATCTTAGCCCGATTCTTTTGCAGGGCGGGCCGCATAAAGGGGCGCTCTTCCAGCCCCCGGTCAGTGCCGAACTCCAGCGCGGCGGAGTAGGGGGCCTTGCTGGTCACGGTCACGATGCCCGGGCCGCCGATCTCCGTTTCGATATTGGAGTCGAGGAAGCGGGTATCGGCGTTAGGGGGCTGCCCGGGCTCGGACGGGACGTGGCCCGCTCCGGAGATGGAGCCCTCGGTGATGGACTGCTCGGCGTCAAGCTCGACAAGCTGGCCTGCTTGATAGAGCTTGCGGGCCACGGCTTGCCGGGCATTTGCCATGCGTTTCAATCGGTCGGAATGGGATTTTGCGCTCATGTCTGGCAATATAGTCCAACGGCCCCGGGCTGGCAAATAGGTGTTGACGGCCCCGTCAGGATATGGGACAAGGGGTCAACGAACGAAAGGGACTGACCGATGAACTCCTTTATTGATGACCTCTCCGACCTCCCCTCTTTCAACAATCTCGACGTGCGCTCCTCGGGCTCGACCCCCAAGGCCAAGGTTGAGCGCCCAACGTTCCCTTGCGAATCCTGCGCCGGTACGGGTTTTTATAAGGGCGTTCGCGTCCATCAGGAAAAGTCGGAATGCTTTGCCTGCAAGGGCAAGGGTTTCTTTTATAGCTCCCACGCTGACCGCCAGAAGGCCCGCCACAAGGCAGCCGCGCGCAAGGCTGACAAGCTGTCCATTGCGCAGGACTCGTTCCACTCGGAATTCCCGGGCCTGATTGAAGCCATGCGCCCGCTGGCCTCGTGGAATAGCTTTGTCGCGGACCTCCTCCGCCAGTTCGAAGAGCGCGGCACGCTCTCGGCCAATCAGGCTGCCGCTGGCCAGCGCCAAGTTGAGAAGGCCGCTGCCCGGGACGCGGAGCGCGCTGCCGCCAAGGCCAAAGCCGACGCCAATGCCCCCACGGTCGACCTTGCAACCGTCCGCGCCTTGCTTGAAACGGCAAAGTCAAACGGCCTCAAGAAACCCGGGCTCTGGTTTGGCGCAATCAAGATCACGGAAGCCCCGGCCACCGGCCAGAACGCGGGCGCGCTCTATGTGAAGCTGAACGGGGAATATGCTGGCAAGATCGTCGGCAGCCAGTTCAAAGCCTCTTGGGGCGTCAAGGCCGACTCGATCCTCCCGGGCCTTCTGGAGATCGCTGCCAGCCCTGCCGAAGCTCTCAAGGCCAAGGGCAAGGAAACGGGCCGTTGCTGCTGCTGCGGTCGCGAATTGACCGACCCGGTGTCCGTGGCGAACGGGATTGGCCCGATCTGCGAGTCCAACTTCGGGCTCTAACCGGCCAAATGCTCCTCTGCCTCCGCAATGGCCTTCTTGACCGCTGCGGAGGGTTTTTTGATCTTGCGGAGGGAGGCGAGGAAACGCTCCCACTCCTCGCGCGTGTCGAACGTGCTGGGGGGGTCGATTATTTCAGCCATCTTTCGGCCTCCTCTAGTGCCGCCTTGTTGCGGTTGACCCGGGCCAAGGTGTCACCTTCGAACCGGAACGTATATTTCAGATAGCCCAGCGCGTTCAGCCGGACGTTGCGCAAATGCGCCTCCAGCTTGCCTGCATCCTCGGGCGTTATGGTCCGGTCATTGACCTGCCTTTGCAGTATCCTCCGGACCTCCCTTTGCACGCTGTCGACGGCCTTTTGGGTGATCTTCTTGCGGGCTCGGGCGGCGTGGTAGTAGGAGCCGTCTATCCCGTCCGCGACCATCTCGGCCATGCCCGGGAACACGCCCATCATGAGCGTATCTTGACCGCTGAGAGAGGTGGACGATGGATGGTTGTGCCGCACGACGATCTTGCGCTTGGAGTCGCTGATCGCGCGCACCACGGCAGGCGTGAACGAAACGAACCGTTCTGCTTGGGAGGTGTATTTGTCGATCACCTCGCCCGTCGACTTGTCGAACGCATAGAGATATTCGAAGTTGTCCCGCTTGCCGTTGGTGATGACATAATCCCGGGCCTCTTCATTGAGCCGGGCCGTGCGCTGGGCGATGGTTTCGCGTCGGGCCGGTGCGGGCTCCTCTTCATCCATAGACATGTGCGCAATGGCCTTGCAGCCGCAAAATGGCGCATAGCCCGGGGGGTCGTTTTTGGCGACCTCCGAATCCCACGAAAACTCCACCCCATCCCGGGCCTTGTGGTCGACGCGAAAATGCACCTTGCCGGAATGTCGCCAAATGAAGCTATCGAACCCCAATTGGCGTTGGCGCAACTCATCGAGCGAGGCGGAGAGCTTCACAGTCTGGTCAGAGGCGATCCGCAAGGAACGCTCTTTGCCCAGCCCCACGGCCTTGTTTATCTCGGCAGCAACATCCCGGACCGGCGTGCGGTTCTGCAAGCCCCGAAAGACGATGTCGGAGATACGCCCGCGCGCCTCATCGGAGACGTTGCGGACCAGAGAGGTGTTACGGGCCAAGGCGTCCGCAATCGTCCCGCGCGCCCCGCCAAGTTGGGTCGAGAGGTCGATATTGGTCGCATAGGACAACTGCCCGGCGATCTGGTTGGTGTGCCATTGCTCGACACTCCCGGCCCACTGCGGGAACATTGCCCGGAAATCAATCGTGGCACGGACGGCCCGCTCATCCACCACGTCGATAGCTGTCTCGATATCGGCAGGGGAGTCGCCGGTAAACGTGGCCAGCGAGCGGGCATAGGCGGGCAGAACCCGTTCCTTGGCACCATCGGCCCATTCCTGCATTACCGGGGCGTAGAGGCGCGCCAGAGCGCGCGCTTGGGCCTTTGTGGTCTGGATCGGGCGGAGCGTTAGCGCGCGTTTGCGGCCCCGGGCCTTTAGAATGGCCTTGAGGTCGACAATCACGCCTCGACCTCTTCGAAAATCTCCGGGCCTAGGATGATCTTGCCGGTGTAGGGCTTCACGCCCTCCGGCATGGGGCCGTAGCTGATTGTTATGTGCGGGTCATAGTCCGGGAAGTCGTGGGACGCGCCCATGCCCACCATTTCCTCGTGACGCCACTTTAGGAAGTTGCTTGCGATAAGCAGAACCTTGGCGTCCCCGAAAGTCTCCATTGCGCGCGGGCCGCCCTTGGGCAACCGAAGCTCCTCCTCCCACGATGTCGGCATGGAGAACCAGTCGACGGGCGCGCGGCTGTAGAGGACCGTTACGTGAAGGTCGGGGACGATGTCTGTAAAGCCCTGAGACTCGGCCCAGCGGGTGATTTCGGCGGCGTTGATGACATCCCGGCGCACATAGAGCGAGCGGGGCGCGGCGTCCCCTACCTGTTGCGTCTGATCTGGGGCGGGCAAGGCTGCCTGCGCGGCACGTGCTGACTCGAGTGCTGCGGTTTCCGTGGCAACCTCTTCCTCGGTAGGCAATCCATCATCGCTCTCACTGTCCGCAATGGCCTGTTCATAGCCCGGATACAGTCCGGACTCGATGGCCCCGTTAACATAAGCCTTGGCCAGCGGCTCTTCGGACAGCGCGCCCGTGTTAAGCTCGATGGCGAACGTCTCGGCGCGGATTTTCTGCGTCTCCGCCTTCTCCTTCTGGGAGGGCTGCCACAGAGGATTCCACCCATACCAGAGGTCTGCCGGGCGACGGCCAAGCGCGTTCCGGACAATGATATCGTCCAGAGGGGCCATGCGCGGGGCGAACTGGAGCTTTTGCTTGGCTGCTACCGAGTCATAATAGTTGCGGAGGTCGGAGTCGCCGCCATTGCCAAGGCCCTTGGACTGGATGCCAAGCAAGCGGGTCAAGGGGATGTCAGCCGCGCCAGCCATGACCGTGAGGAGCGTTGAAACGGCCTCGGGCAGGCCCGTCCAATTGACGGTCTTTTGGCTCCACTCGTCGTCCTTGTCGATCAGCGTCACATTGGCAATCGACTTGAGGAGCGCGACCATCTGCCAACGCGCCATGAACGCCTTTTCATATTCAGGGTTTGCCACCCCTTCCATGAATTCGCTCACGGCCACAACGTCAATCTTGGCCTCGTGCAACAGGGCGGATACGGCAGCCGCGCCACTATCGGACGCCAAGACGCTGTCAGCCAGATGCTGCCAGAGCGACTCGCCCCATACTTCGGTGCGGTCGGTTATCGTGCCGGTGATCCGGCCATTGAACAGGATGACGCGCGACGGGTGGAAAACGGCCTGACCCCCGCCCATCGTGTTGACCGTGTATCGCTCGGCATTGCCGAAGTTGGGGGAAAGCGGGTTCCGGTCGACCCCCTCGGCTTGGATATCGTAGCGCGACAGGACCGACAGGAATTTGACAGAGCCGGGCGTGATCCGGTCGAGGTTGATCGGGCTGGCACTGTTGCCCGGCAGGTCCGGGATGATGACCGCGCCGCCATAGAGGTCCGCCCACTTGATCGCCTGATTGACCTTGGGCCACAAGCCCAGCGCGGACTCGACTGCCTCGATCTTCTCAATCTGGGACTTGTCGCCCTTCCACGAACGGCCCTCACGGACCGCGTCGTCGGCGCGGATGTCGATGATCTTGCCAAACCACGTCGAGGCAGCATAGGCCGCCTCCGCCTCTACCTTCCCGACCTTGCGGGTCAGGTAGGCATTAGCGGAGGTCTTGCCGTTGGCCGCGCCAAGGTTCGAAATGAGGTTGGTGAAGCCGTCTGCAAGGGATTGGGTCATGGCCCTTATGCTACATCAGACGGCTGGCAAGCGTCAATTAGGTCCGCTATGTGCCGAAGCTCATCCGGGGGCAGCGTTTGAATGCTGAATTCTGGCTTCCCCACCTGCCAAGAGCGCAGGTCGGTCCGCCTGCGCGCAAGGCGCTGCCCGAGTGGGGCCTTGGGGTCGTAACTGTAGAGATACCCCAGCGGGCTGCGCTTATTCGCTTCGATCATAGGTCGCCACCTCCAAGGTTTCACAGTTCGGCACGTCGACACGCTCGGGCGTCTCGGCAATGATCGCGTCATAAAGGGCCGAAAGGTACTTGGCCCAGCGTTCCGCCGTTCCCCCGCCGTGGCCAATGGTGCGCTTGGCGGCTTCCAGCATCCACTTGCGCTTAGCTTCCGACATAGTGGCCGACCTTCTCTGCCCGGACCGGCTTGCCGTCCAGCGTCCACCCGTAGCGGTCAAAATGGGCCACTGTCCAGCGGTTGTCGACCTTGACCCAATAATTGCCGGGCTCTCTCATCGTTCGACCTTCTTGTAAGCCACTATCTCGGAAGGGCTCGGAAATCTCCGGTTCCACTTCCAATTGCTCGCCGCCCCGCACCAATATTTGACTTCCTCGGCGGTATCGGTCCGGGTTCCATCCCGAAACTCGACTAGGACCAAGTCCAACACCCCAGCATGGGAGGGGAGAATCTGGCCGTTGTGCTCGATCCACATTAGACCCCCGCCAGCTTGGCAGTGCCCATGCTTAGGCCCATCATCACGAGGATGAAGGCCAGCGAGCCCATGATTTTCCCGCCCGTGATGACCGGCGCGAACACGAGGCCGAACAGGGAGAGCAGAGCGAGGGCGACAAGGATTAGGATGACGGTATAAGCGAAAAACTTGGCGAGCATTAGAGCATTCCTAGGAGTTGGATGATTGAGGCGAGCCAGACATAGGCTCCGACCGTCACGATTGCGGTTTGGCGGGTGAGGGGAGGCAGTGCCCCCCACCGTGTCCCGGTGACGAACGCCACCCCAGCCGCAAGGCCAAGGCAGATGCCAGAGAGCGCAGTGAAAATCATGGCTTGGTGAACCTGAGTTTGCGGGCCTTGGCCTCCTCGGCCAATCTCTTGCCCTCGGCCTGCCGTTCGATCTTGGCGGCGTCGATAATGCGTTTGGTCTTGGGCCCGGGCGGACGGGCGTTCTTGAGGCTCCAGAGGTCATAGCGGACCGACCTGCGCCCCTCGCCAAGATCGCGCCAACCCATGACGGAGGAGACGCGGCCCCGAAGGAAGCGCACGTGATAGCGCGCCCCCTCGAAAGTGAAATCAAGCTCATTCGGCAGCATTGCGCAACGCCTCTGCCAGAGCCTTAAACTGTTCGGACAGCGCGTCCAGTTCGTCCGCGTTGACGGGGACGAAAATCCCCTCCGGCGCGGCCCGTGACTCGGGGTTAATCGCGACGAAAATCTTGGACTTGTCCGCTTGCGACCGTGCCACTCGCAAGCGCCCGTGAAGGCCCGAATTGATGCTGTGGACCGTGCGAGTCTCGACGGTCACAAGCGGCAGGACCAATTCGAAGTTTTCGGGCGCGCCCCAAACCGCCCCATTCATCTGGCCATCATACCAGAGGCGGTCATTTTCGAGCGCCTTGACCTCGACCACTGCGCCAACCGGGCAGTGCTCATTTCCGTTACGGACGCGGCGGACCATGTCGCCTTTTTTGAATGTCATGTCATCGACTCCTGTGTTGAACAGGGGCCACCCTAGCCCTAACCTGACATAGCTGTCAACAGGTCATATCCAGCCTTTTGGGCAGGGGCCATCAGCATCATGACCGAGTCGTAAAGGTTCGGGGAGCGCGACTCGTCCGGGGCCTTGTTGATGACCAGCTTGCCGACCGTGTTGAACGTGTAGGTGGGCTGGGAAAGCTCAATCTCGATCTTGGCGAGGTTGGGCATGCTGCTATCGAGGACAATCAGGTCGTCCGGATCATATTTATAGTTGGGGTCCGTGACGGCACGATAGGTCCGCTGGAAACGAATGCGTAGCTCCCATGCGCCTTGAGCCTTGCCGTTCGAAAAGAAGTCCCCATTCGTGCGGCCCTTGCGGTCCGCGACGGGCGCGACGGACGGGACTGGCTTATCTGGCCGGACGATCTTGCCGGACGCGCGCCAAGGCTCCACAGTGATCCGCTCATGCCTCTTGCTGCCGTCCGGGTCGCGGGCCTCATTGAGCGCGCGTGCATCGCCCCGGACGTTCGTGCCCATGCCGTCCGCGTCGTATCGCAGGGTCCGGCTGCCAAACTCGTCACAGAGGTTGAACGCCTTGGCGACCGACGCGAGGATATCGCTGCCCTTGCCGCTCCATTCGTCCACCCGCTCGATCCGGACGCCTCGGCCCTGCGCGACGGCACACATGTCCTTGCCCTCGTCCGCCACGTCCATAGCGGACCGGGGCGGCCCGGAGATGACGATTCCCAACTTCTTGTCCGCGTCGATAGCGGCTTTGACCCACTCGGGCTGGATGACCACGTTCGCGACGGAGGCCGAATAGTTGATGTCGATTTCCTGCGCGACCGTGACGGGGTCAAGCTCGTCAACCTGTTTGGCATACCAAGCGTCGTCCTTGCGCGGATCGGCCCGCCAGTGGAACGTAAAGACCCGCTCGGGTGGGAATTTGAACCGCTTCTGGGCGAACGGATTGGCCGTGCCGTTAGGGGTCGAAATGTCGATACGGCAATTGGTCGTGGCGGATAGGGACGCCTCGACAAGCTGGGGCCGCTCAAGGAACGCCGCTTCGTCAACGAAATAGATGGCCGCGCGGTCGCCTCGACCGATATTGTCGCCCGCCTCGCCGGTCAGCACGGACTTGGTGTCCGGGAAGCTGATTCGCATATGGGGGGCGTGCTCGGGCGTCCACCCTGCCTTGAACTCGGGCGGCAAGTGGTCGATGAACATGCGGGCCTTGTAGAACAGGCTCTTGGGATGGCCGATCTTGTCGACATACTCCTCTTTACGGGAGCCAAAGCCGAAGGTTAGGCCATCGTGGAAGATGCACATACTGGAGGCAAACGCGATGGAGAGCCAAGACATGCCCATGTCGCGCGTCTTTTCCGTGATCCCCGGTTCCTGCCCCCTCCACCGCGCAATACACCATTGGACCCATTCCCTTTGCTTGGGGAACAGGATGAAAGGCACGGCGGCGGGCAACCCGCGCTCGATATTGCGGGGGTCGTAGGTGACGCCCCAATCCGTGATGAAGTCGTCCGGATGCTCGGCATAGTGCCTGCGCAGGAAAGCCAGCAACTGCGGGTCTTGCCTGATCTGGTGCAACCGCTCGACTCGGGCCTCAAAGATCGGCCCATAATCCGGGTTCTTGAAGTCGAACGACTCTTCCGGCCTCACGGTTTGACCTGCTCACGCGGCACAAGCTCGTATTCGTCCAGATCGGCCCCCCGGTCTATCCGGATGACCATGCGGGCCTTGCCCTCGCTCTCGGCATAGCGGGGCGTCTGGGCGTGGATATAGGCGTTGTGGAGGTATAGCCCATCAGCCTTGCGCCGGATCGCCACGGCAGTCATCGGATCGCCTCATATAGGGCGGCAAGCTCGGGGCGCTTGGCGAGGTCGAGGGCAGAGGGCTGGGAGGTGCCAAGCTCCGCCAAAGCAAAGTCATTCCACGCGCCCCAAATGAAGTCATAAACCGACTCGTAGTAGCTGTCTTTGCCCTCGGCTTTCGTGAGGGCGGTCCGGAGGCGGGCTATCTCCTCCATCTGGTCGGCGATAATCTGCTCTAGCTCATCCATTGTGCGATATCTCTTGCGTTAATCCCCGGCCCCACCTTAGCGGGACCGGGAGGGTTTGGCTATACGGTCAGAACAGAAGCATGCTCGTGTTTACCGTCGCACCGTTGCCTTCATCGTGGCGGGCGCTCCACGAGGCGGCGCGCAGGATCGAATTCACGATGTTGATAGTGCCCTGCGCAGTCGTGTGGATGCCGATGCCGTTAGCCCAGCAACGGGCCTCGGAGATAAGCGTCCGCATGCCCGGCCACGTGGCGATGACAATGCCACGGGTCGAGGCCGCTGCCTGACAGCCGATCAGCACGGTATCGTCGCAACCGCCTTCGATCAGGATGCCAATGGTGGGACGGTCGAGGTCGACCGCGTTATCAGTGCCGACGCCGGTTAGGGTCATGCTGCCACAGTTCTTGACGTGAACGCCGACAGCATAGCCATACGTGAAACAATCGGTAATCTTGTTCCAGTCGCCGCCCTCTTCGAACTGGATGCCATAACCGCGACGGCGGACGTCGCCATGCGTGACGCTGGAGATGGTGCCGAACGGCCAGCAATGGACCTCGCGCAGATACCAGATATCCCACGAGGTCTTGACGCGGATGCCGTTGACGCAATCGGTGTTGAACCGCTCAATGCGGCCACGCTGGCTGTTCTCGGCATAGACGGCCATTTCAAAGCCGATGACCATAGAATTCAGGATAGCCCCGTCATCTTCCATCATCTGAATGGCAGTGCCGACATAGGCCAGATCGTTAGGCTGCGGGAAGGTCATGCCGTAGGGGCGGACCAGCACGCCGTCAAGAGTCGCGCCGCCCATAATCTTGATCTTGTAGGCGGGGTCGGCAACGATACCGGCCTGCGTGTTGTAGTTCGCACCGGCATTAGTGCCGCGATGGCCGTTGAAGGAGAGCGCGCCCTTGAGCGTCACGCCGCGCGGAATGGTGAGGTCGCCGCCCGCAATGCGATAGACCTTGTTGTCGGACAGGGCGACAGTGCCGCCAGACGTTGCAAGGCTGTTAAGTGCGCTCTGGATGGCCGCACGGTCGTTCGTGGTGCCGTTGCCAACCGCGCCAAAGGTATCGACAAGAATTGTCATTGAGTTTCCTAGATTGGAAAGGTGGGAGGAGTGGGCCCGCTCCTCCCGGTCGGGTCGAAATTCTTAGACCATCAGCGGGGCAGCTTGTCCAGCGTCTCGGCCATATCAAGCAGTACGGCAGCCCAGACGCGCAACGTCTCGGCGTCCGCTTCGGTCGAGGGTATGCAGACCTTAACGCAACCGCTGCCCTCGGCGTCCATCACGCCCATGCCCTGAAAGTCGGATGTCTGGATTCGGTAGTCCGTAAACACCTCGACGGGCGGCACGTATTCCCGCACCAGCCGGACGCCTTCGGACTTTAAGGGATAGACCTCCCCGTCTGACTGATACGTCCTGCCGTACTGGTCGACAGCGACCACCACAGGCGGGTGGCCAGACGGCTCCAAAAGGGGGTCGGTGATCTTGCCGTCCGCGCGCCAGTATCGCTTGCCGGGTTCAACCTGCATTTTTCAGACCCTCCAGCCCCGCCATGAAGGCCGAACGCGCGGCCCGCTCTGCCGCTTTGCGCTCATCCTTGAGGGTGTTAAGCCGTGCAGACAAGTCCGGCATGTCGAAGGCGGTAACATCGCCCAGAACTATCCAGACGCCTGCCTTGTCGCGCCTGCTCGCCGTCTCGCCCCACTGGCCACTGTTCACATACCAGCTTTTGAACATCACGGTTTTGGCCGTCTCGCTTTCGATCAGGCCCAGTTCATAGTGGTCGCGCATGAACGAATGGGTGATTATGGCGACTTTCCCAACGAGGGACATGGTGCATCTCCTATGTTGACCATAGGGGCAGCCTAGAGCTTCTTGCCGCCAGCGTCAATGCCCTTGATGAAGTCCGCATATGCCTTGGCCGCGTCCGATCCGCTCATGCCCTTCATGTCCGGCTTGAGGTTCGTGACGGAGCCGTGGATTTCGATCTTGTCGGTGAATGCGCCAATGATCTTGGCTGCATTCTCCAGCGCCTTGGTGCGGTCCGCTAGGATGATCTGCAAGCCATCCTTGGTCTGCTTGACGCCTTGGAACAGTATCTTTCCGCCCGGGGATAGCTTCCGGGTGTCCTGCGGCACGATACGGCTCTCCCCCTCGCCCCCGCAATAGGGGCAGGTGGGGCAGGGCTCCCGGGTGTGATCATAGCCAAAGCCGCCGTCCGGCAAGGGCAGGGACTTCTTGGCTTTCTCGGCAGCCTCGACCGCCTCGCAATATTCGTCCTCCGTCCGCCACTGGTAGTGATGGCCCTCGCCCCAGCATTTCCGGCACGCTCCGACCCGCAAACCAATCAGTTCGTTGGGGTCCGCGCGGACCAGATCGAGGAACAGGGAAAGGGCATGGATAGCGTTGAAACCCGTTGATTCGTCTACCTTTTCCGCCAATACGCCAAGCCGACGATTGACCTCTTTGGCAATATTAGGTTTTTGTAATGTCTTCCAGCCCTCGATCTGAATCGCGGACGGGCGCATTCGCTTGGGCTCGTAAGCCTGCAAATACGCTTCGAAGTAGTCCCGCGTCTCGACGTAAAGGTCGATGAACTTTTGTTGCTTGTGCGTGAAGCTAGGTACGGTCATGCGCCAAACATAGCGTTTGCTGACCTCCCCGACAAGCTATGTCCTGAGTGGTCTAATCCGTCTTTAGGTACTGGACGGGAATTTCCCTTTATTTTCAGTCCCTTATCTTCTCTGTCTTGATCTCTCTAACTTTTAGAATATTAAAGAAAGAAATAAAGGGAATATAAGTAAGGGTATATAGACATACTGCATATCCCCCACTCCTTCCATAGAGGATGGGGCCAAAGCCGGGGTTTTCAGGACGGCAAGACGGGCCTATGGTTAAGCCCTTGATCCAACTCAACTTTTCCCTCCGTCCTAGCCCCGTCCTAGCCTCGTCCGCACGGCTTGTTTGACAACTCCCGAAAAGGAATATAGGTATAGTGGACCACAAAAGGAGCTAACATGGACTCGTTAGAGAGCATTCGCGTCAAACTGGAAGCCGGATTCGATGAACCCGGGCTCGTTCTGAAATTCGATCCAAGCTGCGGTCACTCCATGCCATATATATTAGAAGATGACCGATTCTTAGAGGAAGCGCGCAAAACCGCCCGTTCCGACCCGGCAACCCCCCATATTGAGGTGGCCCGTAGGCGTGCCGCATGGCTCCGGTATGACCTCTTCCTCTGGAATTGCTCTGTGCATGGCGTTACTGCGTTCCGGACTCAAACATGCCGCTGCGTAGAATGCTCCCAGCCGGGCAGGAAGGCACGCAATGCGGCGCGGCATGAGTCACGGAAATTGGGTTTGCCTGCCTATATCGACAATTGCACGGTTCACGGGGAATGCACGTTCAGCACGGCCCGGGGCCTCTGCCTGTCCTGCTATAACACCCTTGGCCAACCCCGCCCCCTTTCCACAAACCCGCTCGGGTTCTATGTCGGGCAGGACGGCAATATCAAAGAGGTGCGTTGACGGGACCGTCAATAAGTGCGACAAGAGGGCAGCAAAGGAGTCGCGCAAATGTTCTACACGGTCAACAAGATCAAGGGCGGTTATCAGGTGCAGGATTGGGCAGGCGGTCATGTCATCGCCTATCGTGACAAGGCCACCGCTGAGAAGGTCGCCACGTCCTGCACCAATGGCCTTTTCACCGCTGCGGAGGAGTATGACCGTCGCCGCTCCTCTGCCCTCCAGTACCTCGCCCAGCGCGCCCAGCGCGTGCCTGCCAACGCCAACCAGATGGAGCTTTTCTAATGCAATATTATGTGACGATCCGGAACAATCAGGGGGGCGTTAGCCTCGCCCTCGGGCCCTTCCCCAGCTACCACGACGCATTCAGCCGCGCGCCTGCCGTCAAGGGCTTCTGCGACAACACCTACGGGGAGGACGCAAAAGGCTGGCTGTATGGGATTGATGCCAAGATGGCGGGGCCTTATCCACCCGGCAAGCTCAATGACTGCATGCAATAAGAAAGGGGGCCTCAAGGGCCCCCCATTTGTTTGCTGCTGTAGTCGTCCCCGATCTCCCCTTTGTTTGCCGTCTCCGGCCACGTCGAGCCCTTGAGCACATAGAGGACAGTCCGGGCCGAGTCGGGCATGACCACATTTGGCGTCTTGCCTTCCAAGAGCCCCGGATGGGTCCGATACCCCAGCGCGTCCATCACGTCCCGGTATTTGTTCCGGGGGAGTGGAATGCGCTTCTCTTCCATGAGGCGCGCGACCATCCGGCTCGACACGTACCCGCCACGGAAGCCCGGGCGGTCCGCTTCCACCGCGTCCAGTATCTCCATCTCTGCCCGACCACGGCCCGCCTCGATAGCGGCTTCCGTGCTGGTCGTGCGGGGCGCGCGGGAGATATGGAGCGGATCAACAGAGGGGTCGCACTGGTAGGTGTGCAGGAACTCATTGATGACCGCGAAGCCTTCTGCCTCCAGCCAGCCCCAGAGGTCGCTAAAATAGGCAGGCGTGAGGCCATCGGCCAAGCAGTCCTCGGCGGTCTGTTGCTTGGTGAAGAACACGGCATAGCGCCGCTCATCCTTGTCCTGCGGAACGCCGTCGCGATGGTTGGTCAGCATCATGCCGTTGGCCCGGTTGTCGCCGGTATATTCGTCAACGCCCTTCGACTCGATCGGCAGCCGCTTGTTCGTCACATAGGGCTTGAACTCCTCCAGAAATTCCCGGCGCTGGCCGGAATAGACTTCATCGAGCCCAAGGAAGAGCTTGCCGCGAAGCCAGCCATTAAAGCTGATTCCGTTGCGCGTCATTTTCGCGGTGTTGGGGAGATGGCTGTACTGGTCGCCAATGCAATATTGCATCACGCTCAAGAGGAGCGTCTTGCCGTTGCCCTTGGCCCCTTGGATGACAGGCCACCACTGGAATTTGACGCCCGGGTTCTGCACGAGGCTGGCCATATAGGTGATGAGAATTTCGCGGTCCCGGTCATCGGGGAACAGGTGTTTCATGTGCTTGAGGAAGCGCGACACGTCCCCTTGCTTCCGGGGCGTATTGATCGGCTGATATGTGTTGACCAGCCGCCAGATGCCGTCTGTGATGATCTCGAAAGGCTCTAGCTCGGGCCGGAAGCAAGTTGTCTGGACGGTCGGGGGCGCATAGGCACTATTCTTTAGGAACGCCTCCCATGCGCTCTTGGTCGACTTTTCGTTCACGTCATCCATCGCGAATATATGGCCGCCCCGGATCACGTCAAAGCGCGATTGGTTAAGCTCCGACCCGTTCGGCATGAGGACGCGGTCCGACGACTCGACGTAAATGCACCCGGCAAAATGTTCGAACTGTTGCGTGATGCCAAGGAACGATCCGCCATCGCGGGAGCCATATCCGCCCTTGATCGCTTTTTCCTTGGTCGGGTGGATCACATTGCGCGGCTGGGACGGTACGGCGGGAAACATCTCTTCCCCCTTCGGGGCCACCTTCACGCCCATCAGCTTTCGCTTGGCCTGCCTCTCGGGGTCTTGCTGGTCGTGGATCGTCCCGGACCAAGGCCAAGCCGGGTTCATGAGCGTGCCCATGATCTCCTCTAGGCTGTAGCCTTCCCGGCCCATCTGGTGCGCCAGCTTGGCGGCGTGCTCGGACCGGCTGCCCGGGGGCACATCGGCCCAAAGCATTTGCTGCACTTCTGGGGATGGAATCGGGGGGTCGAAAATGTCCCACTCGCCAAGCTCCACCTCGGCCACCTCTTGCGTCACGCGCGCAGGGGCAGGGTAGTGGGCGGCAAGAGCGGTCGGGGCATACCAGAGGCCCGGGTCGTCCAGTATCAGGTCAGAGCGGGTCGGCACGCGCCCGGCAGCCCGCTTGGCAGCGGTTGGCCAATTGATCGTCCCGGGGAAGCGGAAAAGGCGGTCCACATTCCACACGCGGCTGTCAGCGCCAAGGACGTGCGCAATGCCGCGATTGATCGCCTCGACCTGCTCGGGTAGCACGGTCGCATTCAAGCGCCAAAGGCCCTGCCATCCATTGCCCGAGTCGATGATGACGGACGGGTTCTGAGACATGAGGGCAGCGAGGGCCGCGTCCTTGTCCCACGGACCATCCTTGGGGGGATCGACGTCGACATGGGCAAACCGGACGCGCGCAATGTCGGTCTTGCTCGGCTTGGTGGACAGGCCGGGGCGAACCTCATTAACGGTAAAATACAGATTCGCTCCCGCTTGGTTCTGGGCGTGCGCCCATGCCGTCGCGGCAGCAATATCAGCGCCAAACCATTGAGCCGTTAGGGGCCCGTCCGGTGTGATCGCAACGAGGTGTTCAAACATGTTGGGCGTTATCCCTTAGCGGGGGTCAGATCAGACGAAAGCGGCAGCCATTGCAAGGGCACGCTGGTCCGGGGTCATGTCGGCGGTGGCCGGATGCTTGTCCATAAGGGCCGGGGCGACCACGTCCCAACGCTCACTCTGAATGGCCAGCTTGAGCAGTTCCGTGCGGACAGTATCCATGTCCCCAAAGTAATAGTTGATGAGGCCAGCGGCCATATGGGCTGCCGTCGCGATGCCTTGGCGGGTTACGCGGTCATAACGGGACTTGGTGGCCAGCTTGAGGGCCGTATTCAAGATCAGTTGTTTGCTCACTTGGAGTCTCCTTGGCTTAGTTGGTCGCGACCCTATCAGCGCCTTGCCGCGTGCGTCAATAGACGATCCAGTGCGGTGGGGTCGTGCAGATTGAAAACAGGGATGCCGTAAAACTCCGCTGCCCGCATTGCCTGCCCGGTGCCGCCAGAGGCGCGACCGTCAATCGTGAAGCAAACAACAAAGTCCACCGGGTCGCAAAGCTCACGCCCCAGCAAGATAAACATGTTCCGACCGTGGGCCCGGCGCGCAAAGTTGTCGCACGCATGCCAAGCCGGGTGGAATTGCTCGGCCAGCTTGAGGGCTTCCGGGGTCGCCCCGTTCGGGTCGAAAATCCCGCACTGCCCGGCTGCCCCTCGCTCAAACGCTTTGTCGGCATTCCCCCGGCCCCCGGAGCGGAGCAGGAAGCCCCGTCGCCGGAAGTCAGCGGCCAGATTGCCCATGATCGAGCAGACCCCCGGAGGGGTCCACCTGTAGCCAATGCCCGCATATGTCCGAGTCATGCTGGGCCTTGCTCCGTACCGCCAGCCGACACGCGCATGTAGAACAGGGGAACGCCCCTCTCCGCTTGCATCTTGGCTGCAAGCAGGTACACCCGGTCAAAGGTGCCCCGGGTCGGCTCGGCGTCAAACCAGACAATTCCGGTCAGGCGCTCCCGCCCCAAGTTGCCGTCATACTCAAGGCCCGTGCCAATGCAACCCCAAGTCATATGCTGGTCGCGCCGGTCAACCCCCGTGTCTGTGAACAGGGCGTGAGTGTTGGAATGCCAAGGGCCCGGAAGCGTAATAGTGCCGCCACCTTGCTTGAGTGGGAACGTGATGGCCGACCCCCCAAACCCGCGATTCCCGGGCTCGCTTGAGACGTAGCAATCGGCCCCTTCCGGATCATAGAGCCAGACGCGGCCCCACTTGCCAACCGCAAGCTCCCATTGGACCTCATTAATCGGCTTGTGGCGGAGTGCGGTCGGCAGCCCGATGGGGAGCACGAAAGACGCCCCCAAGGTCACGTCATAGGCGAGCGCGCCGGTCGCGCGCCCCTCGGCGTCCAGCACTGCCTTGAAGCCATCCGGCACGGTGAAAGTCTTGCGGTTTTCCATTTCGTCTCTCCTCAATCAATGTTGGCACGGGCAAGGTCGGCACTGTCCATCACCGGGGTATTGGCGGCCAGCGTTGCATTATTGAACTGTTCGACGGTCTTGCCGAACACGGCTTCGAAAGCCTCGGCGCTGGTGAAGGACGCGACCACTTCCCCGTCCAGATTGTAGAGGCGGATGGCGTTTCCCAGAACCTTGCGAGCGATAAACTTGGTCATGTCGGTATCTCCGTTTCGATGGCCCCTTGTTTCATGTCCTGACCGGACCGTCAACCCCCGTCAAAAGAAAAGGGGCCGGAGCCCCTAATCTCATGGTTTCTTAGGCATTGGAGGTTTCCCGGGCGGGGAGGACTTCAAGGTCTTGGGGACGTATGCGTCTCTCGGAACACGCCCAGAAACCAGCGCGGCGATGAGGTTAGACAATCTTGCCGCCCTGCCCGGCGCGGGCCTCGGCCTTATGGTCGGCCCGGGTCTTGTTGTAGGCGACCTTCTCCCGGGCGATGGTGTAAAGGTCGTACCTCCATTGCTCGGCAATTATCTCACAGAGGCACATAATCCGGCCCAGCGCCTTAGCGTAACCCCACTCCTCGCCTCGCCGGAATGCTTCGGTCGCGGAGGCCGCAAAGTTGTGCAGGACCAAAAAGGCATTGGCCCCGGTCAGGTATCGACGGCCATTGTCCTCCGGGTTCATCCAATAGGTGCCGTTGATCTTGCTTTGACCAAATTCGGCCCGCACTGATTCCACGGCCCGGTCAAGGTCGACACCTTCGGCCCCGGCATTGTCGCCCGTGCGAATCACGATGTCCGCAAGCTCGACGGCCAAGCCAGAATGGTGTGGCAAGTGATCGTCGGGCCTGCCCGTCTCCCAGAAGGCGTGCGCCTCTGCAATCTCCGTATGGATGAGGGCAAGCGTGGTCGGGATTTTGAGACGCCGCGCGTCCGTCTCGGGCCACCAGCCGCATGCCGTGGAGGTGAGGTGGCAAAGGTCGCGAAATTCGTTGTAGTTCATGGCAACATTCCTTCTTGGTTGACGATGAAGGCCAATCCCCCACCTGCCCGGACCAGCTTGGCCCAATTCTCTTGCGCTTCGGTCGCGACCCCGTCCCACTTCTTGACCTCAACGGACGTAAACAGACCTTCGGCGTTCCAGCCGATCAGATCGGCACTGGCCCACGTGTCGGACACCTTCTTATTGTCATTGCAGAGGCCGAAGCGCACCGGGATGCCCCTATCGTCGCGCAGGACGCCCTTATTGTTCCGGAATAGGCGATACCCCTTCTGTGCCGCTTCCAGCCGTACAAGGGACTGTATACGGGCCTCTGAGGCCCCATCATTCACGGCTGGAGGCGGAACGGTGATGGCACGGAGCGCGGCGGCGGCCTCGGGGTATGCCAAAGCCCAGATTGCATAGGGGTCGTCAAGCATTGGCCAAGCTCCCTTCCTTGCACCAGACGCCCCCGGGGACGCTGTCAAACTCGACGTAAACCGAGTCGTGGTAGAGAGAATTCAGGTTGCGGACAGTGCCGACCTCCCCGGCCAGTTCAACGAGCCCACCTGCATCGGCGGGGCGCACGTAGCGCACACGCTGGCCGATTTTGAATTCCGTCATTTCCAATTCTCCTTAGAGGTGAGTTTCACTAGGGCGGCAGCGGCTTCCTTGCGGCTTTCAAACAGCCCAACGATCGTTCCGTTATTAGAGGCGGCCCATTGCACACGGTCCCCGCGAATAGTCCAAACCTGTTCCTTCCAGACACACCCAATATAGGCCCCGTCTAGCCGTACAGAGTAGGGCGTACCGCCGGTCTTGGTGATTGTCAGAGTCATTGGATTTCCCTTCCGGTGGGAGGGAGGGGGCCGGAGCCCCCCGCCTTTAGAGCTTCTTGCCGTTGACGAAAATCAGAGTGCGCTCATGGTAGCACTGGATGTTGTAACCGCCTGCGCCAATGATCCGGATTTCGACGCGGGCACCTTCGAAGATAAACACGCCCTGAAAGCCGT